AAATTGCGCTTCCATGGGCTACGTCCAAAGCTGGATGGGCTCGTCACGTGCGGGCGTGAGGTCGGGCAGGAAGATCTCCACGCCTGCGGCGTATGGCTGGCGGCGCGCGGCCAAGCCCGGGTTGGCATCGAGCACGGCTTCCACGGTGCCGGCCAGCGTGCCGTAAGCGCGGTAGCAGAGCACGTCCAGCACGTCGCCGTCAGATGTTCTGATAGTCATCGCCATAGCGTCGGAACTCCAAATCGAAACCCTGTTTGCGCGGCGTGCCATCGGCCAGCAGCGCGTCTTGCTCTTCGCCCACGCGGTCGAGGAAGTAGCGGCCGAGCACGTCGCCCGAGCCGGTGGTGAGCTGCACAGGCTTGAGCGCGGCGCCAATGGCGCGCAGGCGGTCAAGCTGCCCTGCCCCTGCGCCGCCGGCGGTGAAGATGGCGCCCGATACGGTGATGGTGTCGCCGCCGGCGCCGACGGCCTGCAAGGCCTCTTGGCGCTGGATGCGCTCCTGCGCGGCGATGTTGTAGCGGGTCTCGCGGCGCAGGCGGTCGTATGCAGCGGTGCTGAGGCCGAACTGGAACTGCTCGCCGTCATCCGTCGACAGCACGAGCAGGCGTTCGGTGGCGCCGGCGGCTTGGCCGGCGCCGAGGATCTTGTCCGGGCCAAGTGCGTAGCTGGGCACCAGGCTGCGCACGTTCGACGTGACGGCGGGCAGCACGGCATCGAGGCGGCGGCGCACGGTTGCCAGTGCATCACCCGTGGTTTGCGCGGCCCGCAAGACTGTGCTGAACCGCTCGCCAACGGCGGTGCGTTGGATGCCGGCCAGCGCGGTGTCTGTCAGGCCGAGCGCGCGCTGTGCCGCACCTCTGCCGGCGGTCGTTCGGCCTACGCCGCCAATGGCTTCAGCGGCAGCGGCGAGCGCGGTACCGGCGCTGTTCAAGTCGCCCAAGGCCTGCGCCTCTCGGCGATGGGCGTTGGCTTCCCCTGTGCCGTCCGGCTTGTCCAGCAATCGCTCCATCTGCCGGACGTGCTCGCCCGCACGCGCCGCATGCGTGGCCGCTGCGGAAGCGAAGGTTTGAAAATCCATGATGTGTTCCGTTACAGATGCGGGCGATCTGACATGGCCGCCCGGCGCTGCTGGGCGGCGTAGTCGTCAAACTGACGGCGCAGGTGCGGCATCAGTTCTTCGGCAAGCTGGCGCGGGTCTTTGACGTCGCCGTGCACTGTTAGCGCGATGCGCGGGGCGAACTCGAAACGTTGATCGACCTGCGGTGGCGGTGCCGGTGGTGCCTTGGCGAGCGCGCTGACGGTGCCAAGGGCCTCTGCGGCGCCAGCTGGCAGGACGGGCTTGCCGGTGGTTAGGTCGGCCTTGGGCTTGGTGTCACCCAAGGCGAGCCCGGCAGCGGCGCTGCTGGCCTTGCCGCCCAGGTACGAACCCAACATGCCGCCGAGCAGACCGCCAACAACGGTGCCGATGGGCCCCGCGATGGCTGTGCCGGCGATTGCACCAATGGCGCGGCCCGCAGCACCGCCGGCAAGCTCGCCCGCGAGGCCTGCACCAATGCCGGCGATGGCTTTGGCCTTGTCGGCCTTGGAGCCAGGGCTCTCGGCCGCTTCGGCGCTTGCCATGCCAGCCGTGCCCACCAGCGCCAAAACGCCCGCGACCGAGCCGACCTTGCCCAGCTTGGGCGCCGCACCTTTCAGGAACCGGCCGGAAGCACCCAGCACGCCGGGCGCCTTTGTTGCGGCCGGTGCAACCTTGGCGGCAGTGGCGGCCACCCCTGCCGCACGACCGACGCCTGCAGCCACGGCAGTGCCGCGAGCAATGCTGGTCAGCCCCTTGCCGATCGACCACACGGCGCGGGCGCTCCGGAACGCCAGAATCGACGCCAGCACACCGCCGATAGCGACGGTAGCCTTGGGCGATTCCGCCGCGAGCCTACTGACAGAGGTGCCGGCGCCGGCGGCGAGATCCGCAACGCTATCGGTTACGGGCTTGAGCGCATCGCCAATGCGGCGCATGGCTTCATCCCACGCCTGCCCGACCTCCGCCCATTTCTGTTTCGAGCTGGCGCGGCGGTCTTCCAGATCTTTCTCGATCTCGCCGGTGGCCTTGGCGCCCTCCTTCTTCAGGCGCTGGTACAGATCGGTGTTTTGCATGTAGGCCGTGAGCGCGGCCTTGACCTGCATGTCGTTGAAGAGATCGCCGGTCTTCATGGTCTCTTCAAACGCGCGCATCTGCGCTTCGCGCTTGGCGGGGTCGGATTCGCCGTTGAACTGCTTGGCCGCGGCGGCGAGTTGCTGGGCCTTCTCGGGGTCGGCCTGCTCGATGTAGGCGCGGGCCAGCACGAAGGAGGCTTCCATCGTGCTCCAGCCCTTGCCGATGGCCTCGCGCATCTTGGCCTGATAGTCGATGCCGGCTTTGGCGTAGTTGCCGGCCGTCTCTGCGCTTCCGATCTTGGAGAACCAGTTCTTGGTGTTGTTGGCGGCCTCGTCTGCGCTGCCGGCCGTCTTCATCTGCACCTGCAGCAGCGCGCCGAGCTGCTCGACCGATGAGTTGCCGACAATGCCCAGCTTCTGCATGTCGGCCAGCAGCACCGGGAACCAGCGTGCCATGTCGCTCGATTCGAACGAGCCTTCCTTGCCCTGAAACGCGATGGTCTCGAGCGCCTGCGCCATCTTGGCCGGGTCGGATATCTTGGCGTTCTGCTCGAGCGCCTGAATCATCCGCGCGGTTTCTTTCGGGTCTGCGCCCTGGCTGACGGAGAACCTGCCCACCAGCGGGGCGAACGACAGCGCGCGGTCGAGATCCATGCCGGCCGACACCATCTGGTTGACGGCATCCGCCAGCACATTGCGGCCGATGCCGCTTTGCTGAGCGGAGGCGGCAATGCCGCTGCTCATCTCGCGCTCCTTGTCGGTGCGCGCCGCGCCCGCCTTAATGGCAATGTCGCGGATGATGGCTTCGTAGTTGGCGGAGATGGCCGTCGGCACTGCCGCTGCTGCGACAAACTTGCCGGTGTCGCCCATGGTGTTGCGCAGGCTGTCTCGGCCACTGGCGACAAGCTCAGTGCCGCGCGCACGCAGTTCCAGCCCGCGTGCGGTGCGGCCGAGCCGTTGATACGAGCGGTCGAGCCGGTCGACCTCGAACCCGGCTTCGCGAAGCGCGCGGGTGTTGCGCTCGATTTTGGTGCGCACCTTGTCTGCCGCGCGGTCGCCGGCGGCGTGCAGATCGCGAAACTCGCGCTGCAGGCGTTGCGTCTCGCCAATGGCGTTCTGCCAGACGCGGGCCTCGCCGGCACGTTTCTTCAGTGCGTCGAGCTTGCTGCCGACCTCGTTGACGGCACGGCCCAGTGTGGAACTGACCGCACCGCCGATGAGGATGCCGAGCGCAATGTCTTTTGTTGCCATCCGTGCTCCTCTGCGTCAGTCGGTCAACCACCACACCATGTCGTCGACCGTCATGGCGTCAATGTCAGAGGGGCTGACGCCCATCGCCAGCAGGCGCTTGGTCAGCAGCTTGACCTCCCGCATCGGCACCCTCGCGGTCGGCCAGCAGCCGAAAGTAGCCGCGCTGCACGCGCTGGTAGTCGACGTAAGTCAGGCCCTCGATGTCGTTCTGGCCGGCGGTGGCGAGCGAGGCGAACAGCAGGATCTCGCGCAGTTCTTCATCGCCGCCCGCCTGCTGGCCGGCGACGCGCATGTCGCGCACGGTGGGCTGGCGCAGCGTGAGCGCGTCGACCTTGACGCCGTTGACGACGGTGGGAAACTTCAGCTTGATGGTGGTGGTTTGCATCTTGGTGTGTCTCTTGTGGGGCATTACATGCCGATGGCGGCGCGCACTTCCGCGAGCTGGTCAACGCCATCAATGACGCGCTTGCAGCCGAGCACGTCGATCTCGTGCCAGACGCGGCCGTCGATCTCCAGCTTGTAGAAGTTGGCGCTGACGGAGTACTTGGATTCGGACTTCTCCCCCGGCTTCCATGAACCGGGATCGACCTCGTACAGCATGCCGCGTAGGACGAGCACGACGCGTCGCGTCTTGCCATCGGTCGTGCGGAATGCGCCGCGGAAGGTGCCGTTGAAGGCGTTTTGATCGGCCAGGCCGAACAGCTTCAGCACGGCCGGCGACAGCGTGACGAGCGAGAACGACGCTTCCATCGCCTCCATGCCCATGTCCAGCTTGACGGGTGCATCCATGCCGCCGCCTCGGTAGTCCTCGGTCTTGATCTTCAGCTTGGGCGGCGTGACCTCCGTCGCCTTGCCAGCGAGGTTCGTGCCATCCACGAACAGATTGAAGTTGTAGAGTGTCTCGGGTACCAACGTGCACCTCCGTTATTTGGTGTCGAGCACTTCGGTCAGCCACTCGTTGGTGACTTCGAAGCGGAAGATCGGGTTTTCTGCGGGGATGACATCGGTGAACCGCACGTTCCACACGACGCGGCCCTGTTCGATCTGGCTGGCGGTGTTGAGCACCGGGTCTGCATAGACCTCGAAATTGATCAGCGCACCCGCGTTGCGCTGGTCGCGCATGAAGGCCTGCAGCCCTTCGGTGACGTCGTGCACGTACGTTTTGGTGATGCCCCGATCGACCGCCCATTTGTGGCCGGCCTGCGCGGCATCCATGAGGATGTCCAGCGTGCGCACGCGTGTGACGAACGACCATTTCGGGTCTGCCGACAACGTGCGGTTGCCCCACAGGCGGTAGCCGCCGTCACGGATGATGGTGGCGATGCGCGCCTCGTTCAGCAGGTTGGCGCGGCAGGCCGGATCGTTGTCGAGAAACTCGATGGGCCGGCCGGTGCCCGTGATGCCCACGAATTCCTTGTTGGACGGCGACGCCCAGTAGCCGTACTGCGCATCGGTGTACGCGAACAGGCCTGCGACGAAAGCGGATGCCGGCGCGTCGGCTTCAGCGTTGGCGGTGGTGTCCCACGTGCGTACGCCCGGGTCGACCATGTACAGGCGTTTGGAGCCGAAGTTGCGCGCATACGCGAGCGCGGCTTCGTCGGTGGTGTTCGGCCCATCGATGATGCCGATGGCGCGCAGCTTGGAGGCCAGTGCATCCATCGCCGTCGCCACCGGCTGGCGGGCAGAGAACCCGGGCGCGATCAGCAGGCGCGGTTGTACGTTGAAACGCGACTTGGCATCGAGCAGCGATTGCAGGCCGGTGCGCATGCCGGCGCCCGTGGTGCCTCCGATGACGCTGGAGGTGAGCGCGTCAGCATCGTCCGACTCGGCCACGCCGGTTGCGACGATGACGGCTGAGGTGCGCTCTTGAATTGCCTTGATGGCGCGGGTGATGGCGCTGTTCTGGCCGAAGGCCTGTGCTGCCTCGCGCGCATTGGTGATTTGGACCGGCACATCGGGCTGCACGAGATCCGGGCCCGGCGTGTATGTGTCAACCAAGCCGATGATGGACGACGACGGCACGGCGATTGGGCGCGGGCCGGTATCGACGATCGTCGTGGTGATGCCGTGGAAGAAAGAAGATGCCATGCGGCTCCTCGATGGGATGTAGAAATGAAAAAGCCCCGCTTGGTGGCGGGGCTCGTTTGGGTGTGCGGTCAGGGGCCCTTACGGCGGGCCTGCGGCGTCGACTCAGTTGTCGATATCAATCTCGATGGGATACCGGCCATCGCGCGGGACGTGAGCGTGTTGGGTGTGGATGACCTTGCCGGCGCTGTACACCGTGACGGTGTAGGTGCCTTCTGCAATCTCCACTTCCTTGCCGAAATCGACTCCGTTATGGCCCCACCGCGCCGTGCCAACCGTCACGGCTGGACCGACGAGATTCTCTTTGTTGTGCCCCACAAGGGTGACGACGACTTTTGCCATGATTGCTCCTGAACAGTTGAACGTGTGACGGGTGGTCATGGGCGCCCTGTGCGTGACGGTGCGCCGATGACTCTCGTTACGGTAGGGAGCGGCGCGTCGGTTGCCTATGGGGCATGCGTCACGTGTCGGTGGTCTGGGTCTCGGTGTCTTCGGCGTTTAAGGGCGCCTGATCCGACAACGCATCCGGGATATCCGGCCACGTGAAATCCTCCGGAAAACCGGGTAGCTCCGGCACCTCTCGCAGGGCCTGCCGGTACCGGCCCACCTGCTGCGCTTTACTGGCGTCGCCGGAGTCCATGGCCTTGTAGAACATGGCATCGGCTGCCATGAGGCGGCGGTCGCGCTCTTCGCGGGCGCGTTGTCCGGACACGTGAAGCCGCGCAGCGTCACCATACTGCTCGACCAGCGCGGCCACTTCTTCGTCGGTGGGCTGGCCGTCTGCGTGCCACGCGATGATGCGCGCGGCGTCGGTCTGCTTGCCGGTGTCGCGGCACATGCTCTGGCCGACCCAGAAATCGACGCCGTGAACGAGATCGGGATACTTCTGCTGCAGGCAGAAGATCAGTTCATCATGGGTAAGCATTGGCTGTGTCCTCATTGGTTGCGCAGTTGGACTGCGCGCAGGTAGTGCGTGTAGAAGCCGTTGCGCAGGCCGACCAGTACGTATGGCGCAGGCAGGTCGGCTTGACCGGAGCTTGACCCGGTGGAGACGCCACCAAACTCAGTGATGTCGGTGTTCCATTGGCATACCGCGCCCGAGTTGGCTTTGCCGCCGCTCAGTCCCGTTAGGTACGTGGAAAGCCACTGCCCAGCCCACGACATGTAGACGTTGCCGTTGGTGGCGAGGATGCCGCCACCGTTGCCAGCGTGTATGTCGCCTTGAGCGACCAGGGTGCCGCTGCCGCCAAAAGTGAAAGCGTTGACGCGGCCTCCGACGTGCATGGAGATATAGGGAACAGCTGCATCGCTACCGCCTGCATAGCAGTCAATCGCCGCAAGGTGGCGCGCGCCCCACTGTGTCCAGCGAATGCCCATGTAGGCCGCTTCGTTCCACGGGCAATCGATCTGAAGCGCCGGCGTCCGGTTGGCGTTCCACTCGGTAAAGGCGCCGCCGATGGAATCTGTACCGTTCGGGGAAACCTGCAGCGCGCTCCGGCCGTACCCAACACCGAAGTTGAAACCCCGGTTTGCGATCAACGCACCACCGTCTGTTGTGAGCGGATTAGGCAGGTTGCCCGTATCCCAAGGCTCATGGCCGGCGAAGTTCGGCCGCACCCCAAATGCCCACTGGCCCGTGGTGTAGTTGATGTAGAACGGCTGGTGCCGGTTTGTACCGTCAACGTTGTAGCTGCCGAGGATCAGATTGCCAGTGGGGCCGGCCATGAAAAGGCGCCAGATGACGGTATCGCCACCGAACTCCAGGAAGCCGCGCCCGTCGTTGTTGTAGGCTGGCAGGTTGACGTTGGCCCGCGTCTTGAAAAGGTCGGCGAGGATGCCGGCCGGCGTGGAGATGTTTCCGTTGCCGTCGATGGTGCACGCGCGCACGAACGTCGAAAAGGAGCCATCGCCTGCCGTGTTGCGGTCGACGATGAGCATGCCGCCGCTCGATACGAGGCGGAAGCGCCCCAGCGTGAGGGGTTGCTGTGTGTCGGTCAGTTGGAGTTCGACCGATGATCCCTTGAGGTTGATCGGGCCGGACACGTCGCCCCCCGAGCGCGGCAACGCGTCGGCAGCCATTCTTCCCACCTCGTCGACGTGGTCTGATAGCGCCGCGACCGACGCTTTCGTCGCGTATCGGTTCTCTGCTTCCGTGACAGCCATGCGGACGGCAGTTACCTGCTCGTCGACGTACTCGCGCGTTGCGACGACAACGGCTGGATCGATCTTCAGAACGATATTGCCGGCCGCCTTGTGGATCAACATCATGCGGAAAAACTGTCCACGCCCGGAGCCCTCTGCGAGCACCGGCTTGTAACTGGGCGGCACGTTGGCGACCGCGAACAGCTCGCCATCTTCGTCGTACAGGCCGAGCTCACGCGACCACCATCCGCCCACCTCTTCGGGCAGGTAGACCTCGGCAATCACGATGCTTGCGTTCTTCTCGTCGCGGACGAGGCGATTCAGCGGCCGCCGGTGGCGTTCGCGCACGAGTGCGCGTTGCGCGGCGCTGGGCATGACATCCGCATCCGCGCCGCCATCGATACCTCCATCGCCGACGGCCATTTCGGTGAGCGGGACCATCGTATTGGAGACGAGCGTACGGGCCATCTTGGCCTCGCCTATCTCCGTCAAAGTCGCAAAGTACTTAGCCATTCGATACCGTAGTAATTTCAACAACGTGGGCGGCCACCGCGATGTGCGTGGCGCCTTCTGTGGCAACTGCAATGGGCATGTATGGGTACACGGTCACCGTATCGCCCTCCAGGCAAGCGGCGTGCGTGCCGGTGTGGCCGGCAATCTCTGCGCTGAGCGTGAGCCCCGTCAGATGTCTTGATAGCGGCCGGACGTCGTCAACGATCTGTTCGATCTCTTCGAAGGTCGCCTCGGTGACGCCCGTGTTTTCGATGCCAACGTCGACCGCGAATGTGCCCCGCCGGGCCGGTGGCTGCGCCTGCCACCATTCGTGAATCGTCACTCGGTAGCCCAGCGGTTCGAGGGCCCGCCGAAGCGCACCCGCTGTGCCCTTGCGCTGATGGACGCCAAAAGCGTTTCGCACTACGCGGCGCTTTACCTCTTCCGGCCAGTTGGCATTCCAGCGGTCTACCGAGCGTGCGCTTGCCAGATAAGGCAGCAGCCGCACGGGGCACGTGTCCGCATCCCACAACTGATTCAGCGGGACGGGCGTGTCGAGCAGCGTGAGGATGGTTTGCGCCAGGGCACGCTCGAGCGGCGTCGCGTTTGCGGGCAGCAGCGCTTTGTCACTCATCCGCGCCCCCGACCACAACGTCGATGCCAGTGCAGTAAGACGCCTCTGTCAGGTCGACGATGATGTCTTCGGCGGGCTCGGCAACTTCCACACGCTGCACGCCAGCGACGTGCGCCGCGGCAAAGATGGCGGAGCGGCGTACGTCTCGGCCGATGCGGCGCTGCTCTTGCGCGTAGGCGGTGAGCCGCTCCCACGCGGCGGCGACCATGGGCTCCGCTTCGGGGCCAGGATAGTGGTACAGCACGATGCGCAGGCGGTACGGGATGATGCGTGCCGCTTGCACGGTCAGCCGGTCGCCCAGTGGGCGGACGTCTTCATCGCTGAGCGCCTGCCGCACGCGCTCGACGAGCTCGTCGGAGGCAGTGCCATCGCCTTCGTTGCTGAGCACCGACACGATGACTTCCGCCGGCGCCGGGGAGATGGCCCGTGCGTCTGCCACGCGGCCGTCTGCGGCGCGGGCGTGAAGCTCATACGCGGCGCGCGGGCCAGCGACAGAGAGGCGTTCAAATGCGCCCTGTGCACGTGTCCGCAAGCTGGCTTCTGACTCCATGACGGGAGCGACTGGCGGAAACGCTTCCGGATCGCCCGGGACGGCAACGAGCCGCTTCGTATCGAGGCCGGCGGCCAGATGTTCCAGATCTGCGCCGACAGCGAAGCCGAGCATGGTTGAGCGGGCCGAATCGTTGACGTGCGCGCGTTGTTGCACGTCAACGTACGCGAGCAGCTCGATCAGCTTGACCACGGGGTCAGACTCCATGGTGGCTGACCATTCGGGGCACAAGCCCATGAAAGTTGCGAGCAGCCGCTGGTAGCACGCTTCGAAGTCGAGCGGTTCGACTACATCGGGCGGCGGCAGCGCGGATAGGTCGATTACGCTCATGACATCACCTTGAGATCGACGGCCCGCTCGTTGTAGATGCCGACGACACGCCACGCCACCTTGCCGTCTTCAATGCCTTCCACCCGTATGCGTGAGAGGCGCAGGCGCGGCTCCCACCGCGTGATGGCGCGCGCCGCTTCTGCCTGCGCGGCGGCAACCCAGCCGCGCGTGATGGGCAGATCTACCTTGTCGGGCAAGTCGCTGCCGTATTCGGGGCGCTCCCGCCGCGTGCCGCGTCGTGTGCTGAGAATGTCGGTCAGGCTTTGCAGGAGGTGGTCCATGCCCGAGAGCAGCGCTCCCGTGCGTCTGTTCATGCCGACGACGGCCACGGTGCCTCCAATGAAAAAAAGCGGCACATGGCCGCCTTGCGATTGATATGTGCTGCAGCTAGAAGGGATCGCCCACCGGTGCGCCGTCGCCCTGCTCCATGTGCGAGTGACCGCGCAGCGATACATCGCCGGCCACCACATCGTCTGTGGCTTGGATGCCGCCTTGGATGGCGACAGCGGCGCCGCCGGCGGCGCCCTGCCCTGACAGGCCGCCCATGAACGCCAGCGCCTTTTCCACGAGCGCATTGCCCGTGAAGGTGGATTCCGGCACATCGGCGCGCAGTTGCGGCGCTTTCAGCACGGCGCCGTCGGCACGCAGCGTGAGCGATGTATCGCCGACCTGCAGGACGATTTGTCCGCCTTCCGGAACTGCGAGGCGGTATTCGTGCGCGGCGTGGTCGTAATGCTCGCGGGCGCCGTCCTCATAATCGACGGCCGTAACGTCTGCCGAATCGTCATTCGCGCCGCCGTGCTGGCTTGTGTAGAAGCCCGCCAGGACAAAGCCACCTTCGAGGCAGCCCGATGGCGAGATCAACAGCGCCTGCTCTTTGGGCGATGGGGGGCGCCATTCGCGCACGCGCCCCGCTGCACGCGTCCACCACGGCAGCCAGTCTGACGTCCAGTCTCCAACGGTGACAGTGCAACGTGCGGCAGCATGGTCGACCTGCGCAATGACGCCGGCTTGCACGATGCAGGCTAGGCGCCGGTCTGCTTCACCCGCTTCGTAGCCCATGGTCAGCCTCGCTGTGTCGCGGTTGGATGTCGACATCGACCGCCGTGCCGCTGGTGTCTTCAAACGCCCATTCGGGCGGGCCGAGGTCGAATTCGTGCCGCCACTCGGCAGCGATGACGCTGTAGCCGTCGAGATCGGGCCGCATCCCGTCTGGGTGGAAGCCGTCGGCCTCCAGCTCGGCCATGGTGACGGGCAAGCCCCAGGTTTGATCGTGCAATACCTTGATGAGCCGCGCAGCGAGCTGCCACATGGCGGCCTCTGCGTTTGGCTCGGTCGGATCTCCGACAACGCGCGCCTCTACCACCATGACAACGGGCGGCTGGCCGGTGCCGGGGTGGGTACCGGGGCGCAGCGCGCCGACGTACAGCAGGATCGCCGGTAGCGGCATGCTCTCTTCGATTTCAGGTGCCCAGCCGATGAGGGCGACGTCGGGGAATTGCGCTTTCAGGTGCGATTCCACGGCGTCAAACAGCTGCTGCAGATCAGCGAGCACGACCGGTCGCCTTCAAGATTTCGTATTTCACTTCCTGCTCCAGTAACACCATGAGGCGCGCTTCGATCTCGGCAGCGGCTTTGCGGAAAGCGGCTTCGCCCTTGTCTGCCCAGTCGAGTTTGACGCCCTCGATGGGCATGCGCGCCTTGCCGACGCGGCGGAAGACCTTGCCGTCGTTCTTGCCGCCGCGCTTGCTTCGGTAGATCCACGCCTTGTCGAATCGATGCCGGCCGACCGACACGCCGCGCCGCGTTTGGCGCGGGTTGCCGAGACGGTGTGCCTCGATAGCGTTGAGGCCGAGCCAGACCTTGCCTTTGTCTGCGCTGTGCAAGAAGAAGTAGAGACGCTGCCGAACCAGTTTCTGCGCGATGTGCATCTCGGCTGAGACTTGCTTCGCGGTCTGGCCTTTCACCCAGTTGGCGCTCTTTTTCAGCGCGCGGCGCCAGGCGTTGCGCATGGCTTCCTTGCCAAGGCGGTTGAGCGGTGCGAGCGCCGCGGCAATGTCGAGCTCGGTCTTTAACGTGACGGACATTGCTCTGGCCTCAGTACGAGCTTGGTCATGCCGGAGCCATCCGGCTGTAGCTCCATGACGCTGAACACGTCGCCCTGCGCCTGCACACGCGTGCGCTGGCGAACGCCGGCGGCGTCGGCATCGCGCAAGATCACGAACGGCTCACGCAGGCCCGTGCGCTGGCCGCGCACGATGTCAACGTCCAGCCACGGTGAATAGAACATGCCCATCACCGGGTCGGGCTTGCCGTCGATTTGCACCTCGTCAGAGAGCGCCTCGAAGACTGCCGTGTCGAGATCCGCCACGTGGTCCCGAAACGTCATGTCAGGCTGCCTTGCCC